AGCCTGAAAAAAGAAAATATGAGCGGTTTCCTCCAGATGATGATTGTGATGTTTGGATGGTTCGCCGCGAAAAGGCGTGCTTTGTATATAGAGAGCTTTACATTCACTTCATGCAACCCGCATTGATGAACAGAAAAATAACCATTGATAGACTCATGGCTAATGACTTTTAAAACGCGACCACAACTGGCAAAAAAGCACGGCTTAACAATGGGGGAGTTAAATTCTAGGATGAAAAATTCATGGGCAGACTTTCCCGCACCCGCTCATAAAATCGGCACAGTTACTTATTATGATGAAACAGAAGCAGATTTTTATATCATCAATAAGCTAGAAATAAGGCAAAGACTGTTAAAACAAAAGTTAGCCGCTAACTCAACGCCTGAAACTTATTTTGGTGGGCAGAAGTTTTTAAAAGTATTTATTCGCTGAGGTGGTTGTAAATGGCTTGGGCTGATATTGAAAAAAGAAAAGCGTATTACGCTAATAATAAAGAAAAGATGAAAGAGTATGACAAAAAATGGCGCGCTGATAATCCAGAAAAGGTTACGGAGCGGCGCAAGCAATACACTATCGACAACAAAGAAAAGATTAGTGAGGTGGCAAAGCAATGGCGCGTTGATAATCCAGAAAAGGCTAGAGAAATATCAAATCAGCATTCTCGTCGATATAATGATGAATTAACATCTTCTAGTGTAGCTAGAAGATTAGGTTTAAACCTAAAAACCGCACCAAAAGAACTAATTGAACTTAAACGACTTCAACTTTTAATAACTAGAGAAATAAGGGCTAAAAAATGTTAACAATTACTGAATTAAGAACTGATCTTTTAAAAGTCTACAAAGAACTAAGAAGCGGTGAACTAGAAGCAAAAGATGCAAAGCAGATCAATAACACCGCCGGAAAAGTTATTGCAAGCGCGAAAGTCCAACTGGAATATGCGGTTTCTAGGGGCGAAAAGCCAGACATAGATTTTTTGCAATAAATTAAAATCACTGGATCTTCTTAAATGGGCTTTACCACTGACTTAAGGCTTGGTGAAGAAATTGAAGAAAAACTGCTGGCGGTTATTCGCAAGAAACACCCGTCGGCGGTCAAGATCCCGAAAAAGTTTTCTGCCTATGATATTTTTATTCCTGAGAACGGAAAAAAGATTGAAGTTAAATATGATAAAAAAAGCAATGAAACGGGTAATATTGTTATTGAAATAGAAATGTTTGGTAAGCCAAGTGGATTAATGGCGACCGAAGCCGATTGGTGGGTATTCTACGACGACAATGATTTTATGGCGATCTCGCCCAAAGATATAACCTATTTTCTGTTTATCAATCGCCTGATCCATACAGAGTTTGTTGGGTCAGGCGACAACCAAAAGAAAAAGGCTTTCTTAGTTCCAAAAGATAAGCTATTTAAATCCTGCATAAGATTTCAAGCCTGATTTACTTACCCACCGGAATAATAACGACCTTTGTATTTGTACTTTTCTTGCTAACATCCATGTTATAGATCTTAACTGCTGGTTTGTTTGGGGTATGAACCTCGACAAAACTGCCGAAGTTATACGCCCTCACTCCGCCCGTGCAATTAGTCATGTTGCCAACCACGACGCACGAATCAGCAAAAATAGAGGTTGAAACTAGAATCAATCCCAATAAAATATAATTTTTCATAAACAATTCAATCCTGTTGCTTGGTCTATTAGTTTTTGAATTTCGGTATTTATTACATTCTTTAAGGTAGAGAATTGTAAATCATTAACTCCAACACCCGCCTTGTAGCCGTCATACATTCCATCAACAACTTTTAATATTTCACGACAGTGCATTGCGGTAAGTTCTGAAATTAGTTTAGCTTTAGTTTCTGCGCTCATTTGTTAGCCCTTTTTTTTTAAATGAATCAAGATCAAGCTGTATAGCGACATTTTGAACGGTCAATGTACAGCTTTATTAATTACCTGATAACGCTTTTATCTCTAAATTTCGCGGCTCGAGCCTTGTTCAGACATTTAGTGCAGACTGTTTTTTTAATCAGTCCGGTAAACTCAGATCCACAAAGCGTGCATTTTTTTGTTTCAGTCTTACGAAACGACGCAAGAGCCGCGCCATGATTAATTGGTTCCATCTTATTCCCCAAATAAAGCCACATCCTTGTGGCGGTGATTATTATTTAATTTTTACAAGAACCCGATTATGTAGGCATTGAATATCCCCGCCCGCCACTATCACCTGTATTTCAATTCTTTTTTGTCCGGCATCAGTTTGGAAAAACCAAGTTCCCTCGAATCCGCCCTGCTTATATTGTTCAACTCCGTCAATGATTTCTTTAACGCCTGAGTCAGCAAGTTTTTTAGCGATTTTCGCGTTTCGCTCAGAAGTCTTTTTTTCATGGTTTTTAGTTAAGACCTCAAATAAGCCATTATTTCCATAACATCTTAAAAGCTCATACCAGCCTTTGCCGCCGCACAAACTAAACATCTTTTGATAATCCCAACCGCCAAAAGGTTTGGTATCTTGGTAAGCTCGAACCGCCTTTCTTCTAGCGGGTATGCTTTCAATAATGCTATTTAACTCTGCATCATCAAACTCTTTTAAGACTGCTTCAATTTTTTCTATAAATGTAATCATTTCGTTAGCCCCTTTCTTTTTCTTGTTAAGTTGGGTGTATTATTTCAGGTATAACGCACAACGTAAAGCGTTATTTATAGGCGAAACAAATTAAAATAAAATAATACTGATTAACTAACGGAAAAACAGACGATGAAAATATTGAAAGGCACCACAAAAGGCACCACGCATAAAAAAGGCTTAGATGAATTAACGTCTAAGCCTTTGATTTATTTGGAGCTAGTGAGGGGATTCGAACTCCTGACCGGCTGATTACAAATCAGCCTATATATAGTTACAAGGCTTTCATCCGTATTCACTCTTGTTTCACTTTAGTACCAAAATCGTTTAAAATCAACGCGCTTAGTGTATCAAAAAGTTTCATTGTATGCTACTTTGCTCAAAACAGCATGATTAAGACCGCAACAAAAGGCACCACAAAAGGCACCACAAATTAAAAGGGCTAACGAAAATGAAGTTTACAGATAACTGGCTAAAAGGTTTAAAACCTTTAGCGGCATCCTATCGAATTAATGAATCTGGAGCAGACAAAGGTTTTGGCGTTAAAGTCATTCCATCCGGAAGCGTGTCATTTTATATTCAATACTCAACTGATAAAAAGAAACGCTTTTTTAATTTAGGTAAATATCCATCAACCACACTTGCCGATGCAAGAGAAAAATGCCGTGCTACTAGAGTTTTAATTGACACCGGAACAGATCCACAAAAACAAGAAATAAACACAACAGGCACTTGTCTTGAGTTGTTTGCTTATTATATAGACGGAATGAAACAGGATGGTAAGCGAACATGGCACGATGTTGAAGTAACGCTTATGACAAACTGCCAAGATCTTCTTGCTATAAATGCTTGCGATGTTACGCCCTCACATATAAAAAAAATATTGCACGCGGTTATTCAGCGCGGTTCATTAGTTCAATCAAATCGGCTGAGATCTTATTTGCGACGCGCTTTTGAAGTCGGTATTTTTCATGATAACTCACCTTTTCAAATGGAGTCATTGACCCTCTACAACATCACGACCAACCCAGTTGTTGCCGTTCCAAATAATACTGCCGCCGAAAGCGTAGGTGAGCGTGTACTCTCATTCGATGAATTAGCAATGCTCTGGAACTATACTGGCAATAACTTAACCTATTCCGTTGCTATAGCATTAAAGCTCATTATTGCTTTTGGGGGTATGAGAACGGGCGAAGTAACGCGCGCATTGATTGACGAGTTTGATTTTGAAGCGATGGTTTGGTCAATGCCTCCTGATCGAACCAAAACGGGCAAGGTCACTGGTCGCTGGCATCTTTTACCGATCACCGAATTATGCAGTTATCTAATAAAAAGCCAGATGGCTTTGTATAACGACACGCCCTGCTTGTTCCCTAATAAGTGGGGTCATGAGCGACCCCAATCAGATACGGCGCTTAGTCATGTCGTTAAAAAGTTCTGCCTGTTAGAAAACTTTGAACCATTCACAGCAAAAGATCTACGCCGAACCGTTAAAACAAGAATGGGCGAGCTAGGTATAAAAAAATCAATTCGGGATAGGATACAAAATCATGCGCTAACGGATGTAAGCTCAAAGCATTATGATCGCTGGGATTATATGCCGGAAAAAAAGGAAGTGCTCGATCTCTGGGCTAAAACCTTAATGAATCTTAAATAGTGTCGGCAATATCATCAGCGCCCTCTATATTTTCAACTGAATCAAAATCAGCTGGTACTGCAATCTCCGCCTCAACTGTACAAGTGTAACCTCCAGATCCGAGGTTATGCACAACGCTTGTAATAATCCAGTCGCCATTCACGCCATCACGAAAGTCGGCTGTAGTCATCATAACTTCCGCCGCCAGCTCAGGATGTCCGGGCATTGTAAGGGTGAGTTTAGCTTTTTGACGCGCCCTGCGTGACAGTTCCGCCTTTGCCGCCGCTATTGCAGTTGCCTGATCGGTAAATTGAGTTTTAATAGATGTTTCAGGATCTCCATTGCCAACGGTGACAGCATGATTGGTGGTATATGCCGCTGGCGCATAAAAGACGGGCTTAATTTCTGTCTTTTTATCGCTTGATTTAACGCTTGATTTTTTGTGCTTAACTTTAATGTGATGGCGTTTAGCGGTATCGATATTATGCCAATAGACCCGAACGGTTCCAGACTCCTCACGCTTTGCTAATACTACATGATAGCTAGTAACATCCGACGGCACGACTCGTAATTTAAAGTCCTTGCCGCTCATGGTTTTGCCCTCGGCTTTTTTTGCAACGATCAATTTCCCCGCCGCAACTTTTACCGCTCCATCAAATCGCCGACAAATCCTAAGCAAAAAATGCAGATCCGATTCATCAACCTGATAAACGCCGTGCACGATTAAATTTTGTATTGATTTTGAAACGACGGCTTCAAGTCCATGCTCTTTAGCGATGGTTTTAACCATAGTGGTTAGTGTGCTTTCATTCCAGCGACGATTTTTTTGTGTTTGTAATTGTGACTCACCACCTTTGCTGGCGTCAAACGTCGCAGATCTAGCGCGAACTATAATAGTTTCGGGATAACCCTCTAGCTCCACTTCATCAACTACAAACTTGCCCATGTACTGGGTCACGTTGTCATAGCCCAAATGCAACATGAGTTCAGCGCCAGTTTGAGGCATTGCAATTCTTTCGTCGGGTTTTCCGTCGCTGATATGGATTTCTAGCTTATCAGACGCTAACCCCGCCGCATCGGTATAGCTAAGGCTGATAAGCCTTTCTTCAAGTTTTTTTGATATGTCATTTCCATTTGCTTCAATGATCCATTGAGGCTGGCGACCAACCTTGCTTAATCCCATAATTTAATGCCAGCGGCTTTAGATTGGCTGGTAAAATCAGGCAAATTAATAACGACGCCATAAGGGTAAGTAGCTCCAAGATCCGCAAGATTTGGGTTAGCTAAAAAAACTTGCTCAACAACGCCATTTTCAACACTGCCGTAATATTTCCAAGCAATATAGTCGAGCGTGTCGCCCTCTCTAGTCGTGTAAGTAGTAGCCATTAAAACATTCCTTTTACGGCGGCAATCAGCTGGTCGTAACCGTCACCGACTGAGAAATTGCGTAGAGTTAAGTTGAACTCGATCTTTTTAGCGACGCCAAAAGCGGCAAATACAGTATGAGTTTCTTCGATGGTTTCAATCACATACTCGCCTAAAATTCCGCCAGCAACCGTAATCATCATTTGTGGCACACCTGACGCGGCAAGCACTCTTAACTTATCAATCTGCCCCGTTCCGCCTTTATACTCTGGATAAATAACACCAGCCAGTGTGATAGTTTCCGGTCCACTCCCGCAATACTGCAAAACCTCATGCGCGCCGAAAACCTCCTGCGCTGACCATCGGTAAGTATTGTTTCTTTTAAAATCCTGATAAGCCGCCGTGTTGAGCGAGAATAAAAAATCGCCCAACATTAGTTGCGGTATGTAGCCAGTTAATGAATCAAGGAACGATGCAACGCCATTAATCGCCGAAGTAGGAACGCTTTGCGCTTTACTCGCTATGCCGTCAAATAGATCACCCATGCCAGCCATTAGTAAGCCCCTGCCATCGCGGAGTCGTACATGTTACTGCGCTTATCAGCCTTGTCGTTATGCTTCATCTTTTTGACGATCCGGTTAGCTAAATCTTCAGAATTTTCCCCAGCGTTTTGAGTGATCTTAATATCGTTGTTTACGACGCTTGATTGATTCCCTGAACGACTAGGCACTGTGGGTGGCGCGGGCGGAGTAGGCGCAGATTGAGCGGCAGTAGCAGATCCACCAAAAGAAAAAGCAGATTTTATGGATGGATCAGGCGCAGATTGAGTGGCAGTAGCAGGCGCAGACTGAGCGGCAGGCGCAGATCCACCGAATGAAAAAGCAGACTTGACCGACGCCCACGCATTACCGATGGTTTGTACTTTCGACATTATCCAAGTTTCAGCTTTGGTAATCGTCGCAAGCATATCGCTCCACAACGATTGCCACCATGCTTTAATAGGTTCCCAGTTTTGATAGATCAAAGCCGCCGCCGCCGCAAGCACTCCAATCACCAATCCAATAGGGTTGGTCATCATTGCAATTTTCATCGCGTTGAAAGCAAAAGTAACTGCACCGATTCCAAAACTGACTGCCTGAGATCCAGCGTATAATCCACCCAACGTAGCGGCAACAGCAATCACATTGCCGACTAAAGTTTGATGCTCTCGAACAAAATCAGCGATGCTTGACGTTGCACTAGCGAAAGATCCCATAACCCTATTAACGGCGGGTAAAAGTACCGAGCCAATATTAACGCCGACCTCAACCAATCTATTTTTAGTGATCTCAAACTGTGCCGAAGTCGTCGCAAGAGTCGCCGCAAATTCCCGACCCATTGACCCCTCAGCTTTTTGACTGTTCGCCATTTCGATTTGCTTTCGATACTCGCCCAAATTGCCAGCCAGCTTTGCAATCGTGTCAGAATGTTCAAGCCCGACCATCTCAACCAGCACGCCAGTGCGTTTTGCTTTGGGCAGTTTATTGATCGCGTCCATCACTTTCAATATTGTGCCTTGCGAATCTATCTGCATGCCTTTCTGAACCGCCGCAGTTGATAATCCGATTTCAGCCATCGCTGATTTAAACTTTTTAGTACCTTTATCCGCCGCCGCGAATTTCTGGAATAGCGCGTTGGTGGCGGTACTGGCAGTTTCTGATCGCTCACCTAAACTTAGTAGAGTTGAGCCAAGTGCCGCCATTTCTTTACCCGTTACTTTAACAGATCCAGCAACACCACCCGTGCGAGTTAGGAAGTCAATGATGTCAGCGCCTTTTGAAATAGCGTTGTCATCAAGGTAATTGATAGCATCAGCCAAACCGCCAATGTTGGGTATAGGTATTTTAAATAGGTTAGCGATTTTACCCATTTGATCCGCGAGTTCGCCAGCGGGTAAATCAAACGCCGACGCCATCATGCCAGCCGTGCGGGTAAATCCTATTAACTCATTCTTAGCGATGCCCATACGAGCGCCCGCCGCCGCCATGTCGGCAATTTCGTTGGTAGCTATCGGCATTTCACGCCCAAGCAGTTGAATCTGCTTCGACATTTCATAATAAACATTGGTGAGTTTACCGCTTGAATCGCGCGCACCATCAACTTGCTTTGCAACACCCAGCATAGCTTTTTCAAATGCCGCCGCCTGAATGATCGGCACAAAAGCAGTCGCCGCAACCGCCGCCGTCGCACCAATCGCAACACCAGCAGAAGCCATCCGACTTGCCCCTGCCTCTTTTCCAGAATGTGCTTTAGCTAATCGTTGTTGAGCCGCCCTTGCCTTTTCAATCTCAGCAGTAACGCTGGCGTATTTAGCGCGCAAGCCATCAACATTCTTGCCCATCGCGCCGAACGTTTGTATGCCTTTTCCAAGCAAACTTTGTTCGCGCTCCAGAGTTCGAATAGCCGAGCCAATTTCTTTTAATTTATCGCGGGTAGATCCGAGGGCGCTTTTAAGAGAGCTGGCAACAGCGCCGCCGATAGTGATAGTTGCGTTTAATTTTTGATTAGCCATTCTTCGGTAGCCCCTCGATCCACCACACAAAAACGCTTGAGCGCATTGCTGTTAATTCACTAAGACCCCATCCTGTGTGCGAAGCTAATGCAAGACACCCCTGCCGGATGTAATCGGGGGTCAGGTAATAAAATTTATAAATGCTTCTTGTAGCTTCTTATAATCTTTTAGCGTTAATTTTTTTAAATCATCGATTGAAACTTGGCATAAATTCGCCATTGTGATTAGCTCTTTTGCAGAGTCGCTACCTTTGTACTCATCAGCAAGTAATTGATCAGCGACGGTAGGTTCTCTAACTCTAAGCACTTTCATAGGCGTGCCATCAACATCAATAGCGCGGTTCAACGTTACATCAATAAAGCCAGTTTCTATATTTGCCATAAAATACCTGTAAAAAAGCGCACACAGCAAAAGCCATGCGCGCTATTTGTTTATTAAATACCTAGCGCGCTTCTCATGCCCGCAAGAACATCCGTGCCATTAATCGACTGAATCATGTTTTGCACATCGATTTCTTGCAACTCTTTGTCGCCATGTTGAAGCTTGTAATAATTAAGAGCCATAGCCACTTTCAATGATGCAATTTCTCCCGCTTTCGATGTACCCGCGTCGATTGATTTAATCTTGCCGCGCATAGTATGAATAACAGTAGTAATTGTTCCGTCGAATGACTCCAACCCTTCACGAGCAACAAAAGAAATATTTTGCCCCTCAGATACACCGAACATTGAAAGCACGTCTGAGTCATAGCTAATTAAGCTAAAATCACTTTCTAACTTTTCCATGCCCATTGAAATTTCGATTGGCGCAGACATACCGCCAGCCCTAAATTCTTCAGTGACCAAAGTTAGTTTAGGTGGGTTAAATTCCTGTATTTGTCCGGCATAACCTCGACCATCGACAAACAAGTTAATATTTTTACGAACGTTGCGAGCCGCCATTAGAAAATTTCCTTAATGTAATCATTCACAAGATGCGAACGGAAAGTAATATGTTCAGCAGGGTAAGGCGGAGTAAAGTCAAAATCGAAATAGACTTTTCCAAGAGCAATCTGGCTAGGTGCGTTAAGGTCAGGGTCAGCCCAACATTTACCACCAAGAATTGCACCGATGCTGGTTAAATAACGCAAGTAAGCATTAACGCTTTCAGTGACGTCCTGAACATAAGTTTTAGTAATGTTTCGATCAACCGCCCACATGTGCGCGCGTAACAATGAATCATTAATTATGTCAGCAGTTCTTCTAACCGATAAAAAGATCCACTTAGTATCATCAGTTAAAGTTCTGTTACCCCATAGTCGGTAGCCATCATGTCGAATGATAGTAGCAATGCCAATTTCATTTAACAGATTAGCGCGGCTAGTAATGTCACCTAAAGCAAAATCAATGGGTCGACCAACGCCGATAATGCCATTAATATTTTGGTTAGATGGCGACCACCAGAAGCCCCGCTCATTATCAGATTTAGCAATCAAACCAGCAACGCAAGGTGAAGCAGGAACAGTAACAATTTCACCGACTGAATTAGTCTTTTTAACCCACGGGTCAATCATGTAAACACGATTTGAGCCAAAATCACCCGCATAAGCCGTAGCTTGTGCATCTGTAGAGTTCGGTCCGTCGCAAATAATAACAGCGCGTAATTTTTCAGCGATTCCAATCAATTCAGCAACAACAGGGTTAGCCAAAGAGCTAGGGCGTTGATGGGTAAAGCTTGGAGCAATTAAGATTCTAGGGCAGAAGCCAAGTTTCGATTCAGCGCCCAAGAACGCTTGCACGCCCTCATAATCGCCCGTGCCAACATTCACGCCGCCAATAATATTAGCCATTGTCGATGCTTCTGTATCTTCCTCAGCAACACGAACAACAATAATAACAGCGCCCGCTTGGTCGAATATCGAATCAATCGCACTAGGTAAAGAGCCGTCGCTAATACCCGTATTAGCAAGCAATAGAGCGGCATCGCGCCTAGATCCAGCGATCAAGACAGGCGTGTTCAAAGGAAAGGCAGTTGCATCAGCGCGTGGTGCTGTGCCAATTAACCCGATAACAGCAGAGCGAACCGTCTGTATAGGGCGTGGTCCAGCGTCAATTTCTAAAACCTCAACGCCATGTAAAAAAGTTTCACTCATGTTAATAAATCCTCTGTAGGGTTAACCGGATAACCGTAGCGTGCATAATGAGCATTTTTAAAATAATCATCCTCTTGCGGCTTTTCCATCATCCTATTTTTTGAAGATCCGGCGAACCACTAACAGATGCCAATAAAATATGGTTACTGATCTCATTAGATTGCACCATCTCATTCCGAAACGACTCAACCGCCGCGCTGGTAGATCTTTGTTGCATAGAGTTTTCAACCAATAACATCGGTAGCCAAGACATAGCACAGCCGTGTTCATCAACTGACTCGCCCGTGTTTGGATTAGTGCCCGCCAACTTTGTCCACCACGCACACCGATGTATAGCGCCGTCTTTTATTTCTTCGCACTTAGAGCCAAGCGGGCAAGTAACGACTGTTTTAATTTCCATTAGTTTTTAGCACAAATAATCATATCAATGTATTTTGGCGTCCAACTGACAGCGGCAGTTGAAGATATTGAGCCGGATGGTGTACCAGCGACAGTCGAGCCTATTGATCCGGCTGGAGTACCAGCGGCAGTTGAAGATATTGAGCCTGTAGGTGTGCCAGCCGAGTTAGATGATATATGTGCGAAGCCTGTAGACACCACGCCCCCCGAGCTTTGTATATTGCTACCACCTGCATAGCTAAAATTAGCGCCACCACTTCCATGATTATGCCCAGAATCTGTATGTGTATGAGCGGTAAGAGCATTTCCAGTAAAAGCGTGAGTATGAGCCGCTAACGCGCTCCCCGTAAAAGCGTGAGTATGAGCCGCTAACGCGCTCCCCGTAAAAGCGTGCGTATGAGCCACCATTGTTTTGTCGTTCAAAACTGGCGAATCAGTACCGCCGCTTCCACCGCCCGCCGCATTGACCGCACGAAGCATGCAGTTATTAATGGTGATGTCTTGCGTCCAGCCAGTCGGCGCCGCCGCTTGAAAAAAAGCTATCTTTGTGCCGCTGGCGAAAACTGTATTAGCGCCATCTGCTATGCCATTAAGTTTGACCTTATCCTCCGCCGACAAGCTACCAGCGGCAGAAATAGTTGCGGCAGATATGCTTATTGCTGGCGCAGTTCCACCGGATGAAACAATAGGCGCTGTGCCTGTAACGCTCGTAATAGTTCCAGAGCCAACGGTAGCGCCATCTGCTATGCCGTTAAGTTTCACTTTATCCGCCGCACTCATAAAGCCATTAATCGTAGTGCTTACCGCGCCATGAGCCGCACCAGTTGAACCGACGTGAGCAATGGGGGCGGCATCGCTGGCAATTTCCGCATTAACAAAAGCGGTGGTAGCTAACTGAGTGGTTGAGTTATTTACAGCGGCGGTTGGCGCGGTAGGTACACCCGTTAAAGCGGGCGATGCTTTAGGTGCATACGTTGATTCAATAATATCAACATGATCTTTTAAGTATTTAGTCCGGTTTGCCAAGTTTTTAATGGGCGTGTTAGTAATACCAGACGCGCCACCAATAACAGGGTCAGTAAGTTCTATTTGATAAACGCCCGCATCATAAGTTGATGTTTCAGTTAAATTTGCCATCGGTTAAGCGACTCCATGATTATAAGCACCGTTATAGGTAACTGCGCCGTTGAAAAGATTACTGGCTTGAGTAAATACTAACTCGATTAAATGGCAACGAGCGGGCGCGGTGTAATCCAATATTCGCCGGATCTGCGCCGCTTGAGCATTGCTAATTGGTCGAGTAAGAAAAAAGCGATAACGCGCCCATTCAGTCGGGTCGCCGTAAGTTTTAAACCCATTATGGGTAAAAACGTTGTTATAAAAATTATTAGAGTTGCCCTCAAATAAAACGCTATCACCATAGCCCGCATCATTAATAGCTTGCTTAACTGACCAAACAGAGCCTTTTTTGCGCTGAATAGCGACGGCATTTTTAACGATGTTACGTTTAGTATCATCCGACCAGCCGTTGTCCCATTCATCAACACCAAGACCCCACGCCAACCAAGCAAGCAAGTGGTTTGGGCATAACTCTGGCGACCAAAGTTCACGAATAAGAATCGGCACGTCACCGACGCGGGAAGTTGCAAGATCCAGTGCGCGCTCTTGGTCAGTAGCGTTATAAGGCAATAATGAGCTATTCATCAGTTCCATTGATTGACACGGTTATAGCTGTGCAGTTAGGCGCTTGATTCCACGCATTAACGATGGTTGCCGAGGGTGATGTAAGCGTAACCACTTGCACGCCCGATTGATGTAATGCCGCATATACTCCAGATAGGGTTATGTCCCTGCCAATCTTGCTCATGTCACTAGCGTACTGAGTCGCCGCCGCAATCGACGCCGCAAGCACCTCAGCTTGACCCGTGCCGGGATACACTTTTAAAGTTGCCGTAATCGCGTAATTAACAATGGTTGCAGACGTCACTAAAACGGTGTCACATAAAGGGCGCACAACATCGCTATTTAATGCCGAAAGCACTTTAGCAATTAGCGGCGCGGATGCAGTACCCGTGCCAGTTCTGGATAACAAAGCGACATTAACTGTGCCAGCGGTTAGCGAGGTAACAGCAACGTCTTTTATGTCTGCGTCACTACTCAACGCGTGAAACATGTAAGAGCCGCGTGAGCCAGCAGTTGTATAACCCTCTAATGATAATAAAATCCTAATGCGAAAATCATCATCCGGCTCATAAACAGCATCAGTAGGTGGAATGGTCGTATCATTAGCGGGCGTAATTAATAACCGCAACACATCATAATTAGCGGCTATATTATCGAGGTCGCCACCAACGGCGAATGGCAACATAACCCCGTGCGCCGCGTCATTCACTCTTTGCCTAATTAGCGTTTCACGATACGCCGCCACCTCTAAAATCTTATAAGCAGGGTCAGACTCAACAAGCGCGGTAAATACAGGATCGCGTGCTTGAAGATCCGCCAGCATTTCCGACAATATACGCTCGAAACTTAGCGTTTCAATGATTGCGGGTGCTGGCAATTCAGTTAAATTAACTGCGGTTAAATTAGAAGCCATTAAGTAACCAATATCCCATCAAGAGTAATTTTTTTTCCGTCAGGCTTATAAATTCCTGTCAGATCCAGCACAACATAACCCGCACTAGCTTCGGCAATCTTTACTTGCTGAACTGAAAAGCGGGGTTCCCATCGCGCTATTGCTTGAGCAGTAGCCGCGTAAAGCTCAAGAATAGTGGTGCGGTTTAGTGGCGCGTCAGTTAATTGAAATAATCTTGAGCCGTAATCTCTCCGCATCACGCGCGTGCCAATCGGGGTGGTCAAAATATCGCGTATAGATTGGCGTAAGTGGTCAATCTCACCTAATGACTTGCCAGTATTTGCATTAATTCCTATCATGTAGCCAATGATCCTAATAAGCGCATCAATGTTCCTCTTGCGGAGTTTCCTATTTTTAAACAGGCGTGCCAGTTTGTGAGCTTCCCGCCTGAACACCTGCGTGTTTGTGAGTTTTTAAACTAATCGCTCCCGCCTTAACATCACCATCAGCCAAAATGTCGCCAGTAACATGCACAGTTGGCGTTATAAGCTCAACTTTCGTTAAAGCGGTTATCGTAGCTGTCTTGCAATTAATAGTGACGTTACCATTGCCCGCGATAGTAATAGCCAGCGCATTAGTTTGACTGTCATAACTAACGACTGAACCATCCGGATAAATAGTGGTATCTTGAAATTTCGTAGCGCCAACAGGTGACGGGTAAGCGGTTTGATAAAGTGCTGGCAATACTACGCTTTGCGATAAATCACCGTAGGGCGCAAGAATTAAAACCTGTTCGCCCGCTCTGGGTGGATTCCAAGTGCGAGTAGTTCCCGCGCGCTGAGTGATCCAAGGTAGCCAGTCCGTAACAACACCAGCAACGCGAACAGTCACCCTAGCGGCAACAGTATCAAGATCCACCACCGTGCCAATGCGAATCATGTTTGCTTGAGTACGCGCGCCCTCCGATAAAGCAAAACCCTCCATCATTCCAGCACGCTCACTAACTCATCAAATGGTTTGTAATCAGGCTCATGCGGTATGCCAATATCAGGCGACCATGAAAAATAAGGTTCGGGCGTCATTCCATCATCAAGCCAAACGGTTTCACCCAAGTGAATCACCTGTTGCCATTCAACTCTGAAACATTCAAATTGGTCGAGTTCAGCGTCAAAATCATCCGGGAAAATACCCACGATTTGAGCCGCACCAATCGGGCAACCCCATCGACTAGAGTTGGCGAAAACAGCAAAAGCAGAAGCTAACTTTCTCACCTCCAGTTTTGGGTTTTTTAAGCCTTGTTTGAACGACATAACAAAGCGAGCTTCAAAGCGCGCAAGAACGGCAAGCTGTTCCGTCGCTGGATCTGGATCAACGCCAGTTTCCATGTCAGTCAACTCGATCAAACAAGCAGGGGTGGGTAAATTCTTCCGGTCTAAGCGGTAAGCCTCGACGGTTTTGAGATCCGGAAACTGAGTTTTAATCGCCGCGACAATTCCAGCGTGTACGGCGTCTAAAGTGGTATTTGTATTAGCGTTCATTTTCTCACCTACCGCCAATGTTATAGTTAATTCGGGCGTTTAAATCTTTTATAAAGTTACGCATGAAAAGCTGTTCAACATCATCGAAAACATCATCTTTAATAAACGAGTTCATCTTGCTATCAATAGCGACTGACACCTCACGAATGGGTGTTCTAGCCTTACCATCACGACTGTAAATACTTTTCCCCCTGCCATTCTTGCCAGATAAAATAAAGCCATGCGGGTAATTCACTCGCCCCGCTTTACCGCCCCAAGATGCGCCACCTGATCGACTACCGTGAGCAGATCCGCGTAACATTGATAAAGGCAATGGGTTAAGACCAAACCATAATTTAGCGCCCGCAACGCTCGCGCTCTGAATCTTAATAGCGCGCAATCGCTTGCGAATAAATGCCATTTTCTTTACATCAAGCTCAGACTTAAAGCCCTTGCTTGCTTGCTTTCTTAACGTCGCCGCTGTTCTTTGAGCCGCACGACTTAATGCGAACTTGACTTGCTTTTCAGTAGCGCCCAGCGACTCAGATATTGCATCAATGCCGTCCGCTCTGAAATTAAGATTGAGCATTAACCTGACAACTCAGCAGGCGCAAGCTCAAGCACAGCAAATCCCGTTCCATCAACGTGCGGGGCAGATAGCACGTCAAAAGATTTTTTATCAACATCAACCCGATCACCACGCGCAACGCCTAAAACGTCACGCTCTAAACAGTGAATAGTCGGTCTGCTTGTATCGCTTTCGTAACTGCCAAGCTGGCTATTCAAGTAGGGGTCGTCAAAAATTCCTAGAAACTTTCTAACCATCCCCGTTTGCATACGCAATGTGCAGTTGATGGCAAAATCATCAAAATCGATAAAGTCAGTAATGTCATCCCAGTGCGGCGTTGACATTATTTTTTGCGCTTAGTTTTTGCAGGCTCAACAATTCCAATGCTTTCAGTAGAGAGCGATGGATCTTCATCGGTAACAATAACTTCATCGGCAACAATAATTTCAGCAGGCACTTTTTCGGGTGCGTCCTTAGAAGTAGCGAGCGTTGCTTTTCCTCTGCTCAATAAATCTTTTGCTTCGTTGTTTGATACTTCAACAATTTCACCTTTTCGGGCAATCTCGCCGCCGATCAAAAAAGCCGAGCTAACTTTTAAATAAACTGAATCTGGCATGTTATTTTCTCCAAATGATAAAAAAAGCCGGAACAAAGTCCGGCTTCATCTAAAGGTTAAATCTAGTCAGGTCTTCCAACGCTGAACGATTGACTTCTGCGTAAAGCAAAATCAACATCCTGAAAAACAACAACGCGGATGCGACCCTTTTGCGAGTAAGTATATGGATCAACTAATAACTCTAAGCCGCCCCACATGCCAATCAGCAAGTCAGAAAAGTTACCCATGAAAACATCGCCAGCATTAACTTGGTTAGTGATTTCAGTTTTGTAACCGTTGACAGTATTGCCTTGCTCCCAAATTGTGCCGCCCTGTGCAATAGCCGCACTAGGGAAACGCAAAGTTGTTTTAGCGTGACCTCGGAAACTTGCGTTGCCCACATAAGCCATGCCAGCAACATCAGCATTGTTTAAGGCAATTTGAGTTTCCATTTCAACCAATTCAGCAAAGGTTGGTTGTGCGCCAGCGAATAACACCGCGTGTACGCCATCTTGGTTTGCAATACCTAATGGTTGATGGGCTGAACCCGAACCGTAGTAACCAGCCTTATCAATCGTTAAAGCAAGGGCTTTAGCAAGATCCATGCGAACCAATGCTTCAACATCCAGACTTGATTGAACCATCAATTTGCGAGTGATTTCTGAGAAAGCCGCAACCGTTTTGCCAGTTAGTTGAATTTGACCTAGCTCTAATGCGCTTTGAGTAGCATCAGCATCTTCACCCAACCAATAGCCCTGTGAAGCGGCAACTTGTTTAGGTATATCGATGTTACCCACCAACCCACCCATGACAGAGCCGAGTTGCATGATAGTTGCACGACCTCTTAAAATATCAACGAATGATTGCGCTTGCAGAGTAGTAGCAATTCCAAATCCGCCCGTATCACCAGCGCCAGTTCCAGAAACAGAAGTGTTGATAGCGCGAGTTAAAACGTCAGCCGGAATAATGAACTTATCAGAATTTTTGCCTAGCTTTTCAGCCGCAGATCTTGAAGCCTCAAATTCAAATGCCGCCGCTTCATGTGCGCGACGATCAGTTGGCTCTGTTAATGCACGAATCACTTTCATAAATGAAAAGTTACGCGCTTCTTTATCAGTCAAACCGACGTTAGCATCAGCCATTTGCTCATTTAAAGGGCGTTGAGTTTTGGCATTAACGTGTTCAAGTAAAGAGCGTTGAAATTCCTCAGATGTCTTGCCGTCTTTTACAGCATCACGCGCTAAATCAGCCGCGCCGAATTTTTCGCCCATTTCTAAAATAGAGCGAGTTCTTGATCTTTCAACGTCGGTTGCCGCTTTTATGTCAACAGAAGTGTCGATAATTGGTTGTATTTCCATTTTGGGTAATTCCTCAATAGGTTTAATTAATTCTGGTTTAATTTCTAAATCGATTGACCGCCCAATGCCAACAGAAATGTCAGCAGGAACAGCAACAATAGAAATTTCAAAAGGTTCCCAAGATGTGACCGTCCAAACGTCATCGCCATCGCGCTCTTCAGTAACCTTTGCATCATGTATGATGTAGCCCACCGAAACGTGCTTGCGAATTTTGTCTTGAACGTCTTGGAAAATTTCCTCGGCTTGCGCGCTCCTCCCGAAGCGAACAACAGCCCGACCCCGCCGGTCTGCGTCGATTGAAACAGATTCAACAACACCGATTTGGTCATCGGTATCGTGCTCTAATAAGAGTGGCGCGCCGTCATTAAGACGCGTTAAAACAACTGCGGCAGGGTCATGGCTTAATATCTCACCACCCCACCAGCGAGGCACTTCAACCTCACTTGAAAAAGCTAGTTCAACAGTTCGGTTTTCAATATCGATAGCGCCCACTTCAGCGGCGCGAAACGCGCGCGCATTATCGCGGGTTTTGATTTGATCTAATGTAATCATGGTAACTATAAATATCAGTTGAATTGTCCATGATTAATTTTGTTTGATTTACTTCAATGATTCCTCTTGCGTGTTTTCCTTAGTTATTATTAGCCCATACACAGCTTGGCTTATCTGGAAAATTAATATCTCCATCGACTGAATAAACAGCAATTTGCCTTAATAAATTTCTGTAAGTAATGAACTCGTTTTGATTAGCTAAATATGGGCTGTTAATAGGATCAGCAACATATTACCGTCCCTCCGGCGCTTGATATGCACTAATAACTTCAGGTGTCCAAACTACATCAGCTATTACTCTGACATTATCCGGTAAATCGTTCAAATCAGATATCGGTGAAAAAGTTAGTCTATGATAAGATTGGCTAATTTGAACATCATCTTCCATAATGCGGGTCGCTTCACGACAATATATAACACCATCTTCAGCGATTGTTATTTGATCCATTACTATTTGTTTAGAAATTGTCATTCTATTATCCTATGTTGTAGTGTGGTAAACCACGATCATATGTAGCCCATTTACATCTATGGTTATATTTGTTTGAAAGACTAAAATATTTGAGTACCAAGATGCAAAACTAACCGAATTGGCGAGGGCACCGCCAAGTTGATTGGCAATGCCTGCGGTGGAGCCAGAAATCGGAAATGGTAGCGTTATATTATCCCATTGATGTATAGTTGGTTGTCCACTAATCGAAATGGTTACTGTAACAAGACGACCAATCTTAGTATAAATTGCATTATATGAGGCTGTTCCAGCAAATGTTATGCCAACACCTACTGGTGTCCAAGTTCCTTCTTCATAATCATCTAACGTGTTGGCATTTGAACTTGCTGATTGAGTAGCTGGAAATGTTATTCCAGTGCCTGATGTTGTTGGTGCAGCTGCTCCTACAGAGATGTTCTTTTGCAGAGTTACGCTGCCGGAGGAGTCGATGCGCATACCCTCAACATCACTTCCATATGTAAATACTACATTACCATTTCCAGTATTTGTTTTTATGCGACTACCAATACGCAAACCTATAGATTCCCATTGCATAAACTGGCTTGTTCCAGAGTAGTTTTTAACAGTCAAAGAGGCATTATCAGTAGAAGCTGTTCCAGTATTGTATGCTTGGATTAAGCCATAAATATCTGAGTAATTATTTGTAGCTGATACGGTTAAGCGACTTGTAGGACTACTCGTCCCAATCCCCACGTTACCGGAACCATCTTTATATATTTGATTTGCACCTATGGCAAGTATACCCGAACTGTCGGTGATTAGTGTTGCTGTAACCACTGGCAAAGTTAAGACTGTACTCCCTGCTACCGCAGGTGCTTGTAATGTTACAGTTCCTGATGTACTACCTTGCAGAGCTATATTACCTGCTACTTGTAACTTTTGAGTTGGTGAAGCAGTTCCAATCCCCACGTTGCCGGAAGCATCTTTATAAACCTGACCTGAGCCAATATTAAGTATGCCTGTGGAGCCTGTGAGTGTGCCTGTGTAGGTCGGGTTACTTAATGTCGGGCTTGCCAATGATGCTTTTAAGTCTAACGCGGTTTGGGTTGCTGTAGATACAGGTTTACCTACATCGGTTGTGTTATTGACAGAACCTAAGCCTACTTCAGTGGCTGTATAAGTAGGCTTAGTTGCCGCTTTAGCCCAAGCATATACGTCACTTGCAGGTAGAGTAGTGGGCAGAGTTTGATCCCCTGTATTTGATCCACTCAACGTGGTAATACTCAACTTTGTCTTGATACTGGTTGCGGATTCATCGCCTGTGTTAGTTCCAGTTACCGCGTCAATTTTGGTTTTATCCGCCGCGCTCATGCTACCCGCCGCTAATGTCGTAGCGGCTGAGATGCTAATAGCTGGAGTTAATCCGCCCGACGAAATAATAGGCGCTGATCCACTTACCGATGTAACGCCAGAAGCGGCGCCCGTCACATCAATAATAGTTTCAACAACGCCTACTTTTTGCTTTAAAAACAGCTTGCCGTCGTAGGTATTAATGCCTAACTCGCCGAGATCCAAATCGGTTGTAGTAGGTACTTTTCCTGATACGCTGGATTGCTTTAGCTTGATTTTATTTGCCATAAAAAGGCTCCCTTAAATTGCCAAAACTGGCAGGGTTAAAAAATTAAAAAGATCCGCCGTCAATTACTGAAACGTCAGTTAAGCCATTAGTCGTGCCAGCAGTAATTCGACCATAAACATCAGTAGTAACGCCCGTGTAACTCCCCGCTGTAATTCCAGTCGTCGCAAGATCAAGACTGTCTGCATTAACAACGATGCGCGAGCTTGAAGCAGTACCAACGTCTAACTGATTACCTGTTTTAGTTAAACCAGCTCCCGCTGTTATTTGACCTGCTCCGGAAAATTGCACGAAAGTAACTGCGGTTGTGCCAAGAGTGCCGCCCGCATCAACGGTACACAAAAAACCGTTATCAGCGTTGGTCGATCCTTTTTCAACGAATACATAAGCAGAGGCTAATTCACTCCATGAGTCACCATCTAAAGCGCGCGCCCATGAACTCGCTGAAACAATATAAATGCCATTTTGTGAGTCAGTAGTTTGATCCTTAACTAAAACTCGATCACCCGCCACCAAAGCAATGCCGTCAATGGTCATGGTGCCGGATAATGAAGCGATATTAGCCGTTGAAGCGGCAACAACTGAGCCTTTCGGATCTAAACCTTGCGCGACTGAATCAACATAGTTTTTAGTCGCCGCATCTTGAGCATTAACCGGATCAGCAAGGCTAGTAATTTTAAAACCACCATGCGAAAAATCAGCGGTAGGCGTTGAGATCTCATTTAAAGTAGCCAGTGAAGCGGCTGTAACTTGACCCTTACCATTAACAGTAATTTTAGTAAAAGTACCTACGTTACTATTAACCGTTGCTAATGTTAATGCGGCAGAAACAGCCGCCGATCCATCAAACGCCGAAAGCGTAGCCGTCGCATCGCCAGTTAGTGATAAATTACGCGCCGTTTCAAATTTAGTGGCAGTTCCCGCGTTGCCGCTAATAGTTCCGGTAATTTGATCTGTAAAAGTTTTGACGCCGCCAACAGTTTGAGCCGTTGATCGATCAACGAATGAACCCGTGCCAGCAATAGCGATAACGCTCGTAGCAGAGCCACCCGCACCACCCGTGCCAGTACCGTAATAAAGTACATTATCCTGCTCATTAAATGCCAACTCAGCATTTTGCAAACTTGATGGCGCTCCACTAGCACCGCCAGCCGCGCGTCGTTTAATTCTTACTGTATTTGCCATTAGAAGTTTCCACCATCAGTTAAGTCAAATTGTGAACGGTTACGGAAAACCGCCCCCGTGTATGAGATCACATCACCCTGTTGCGGGTCGCCTATAATCACAGGTATGCCATCAATATTATTGGCAGAGTTTTGGTCAATAACTTGCAGTTGATAGCTATTGTTTTCGATAATCTCAAAAGTTTGCGATGCGCTATTTTCAGAAATAACGATTAAATCGCTCGTAACCTCAACAGTATTGACGTTTTGATTTGCAGAATCAGAAACAATAACCACTAAGTCTGGCATTAGCGTGTTACCTCTGGAACAAAGAAAACAGCCCCCTGTAATAACCGCCTAACTTTTTCAGTCGAGTCAATAATCTCTAAATCATAAACAAATAAAGCACCCTCTTTTCCGTCCTGCCATAAACCAAATAAAGCAGGGTTTATCTTGACCGCCTTAGTTAAGCTCTCGCTGAAATTTATTTCAACCGTACCCTCAACTCCACCCAGCAAAATAGTGTCATCATCCGTTGACGCGGAAAGCAAAGTCAGTTTGCTGTCAATGGTTTCGCGGATCTGTAAGCGTGCAGAATAATCAGTTAAGTCGTGCGGATCTCCTGCATTATCTTTCCAGACGAACAACAAGCGCCAATCAGTGCCTTGCTCAATCGTTAAGTTATATATTCCCGCGCTCATTTCGCCACCGCCGATTGTTGAGCCGCAGTTTCCGCTTGCGTGACCGCTTGCATGTTATTAGCCAAGATTGACGCCTTGATGTAATCCTCCGGTATTCCCGCCGCCCGCATTTCAGCAATATCAGCGGCGATTTCTTTCCAGACGTTCGACGGATCTTTGCCCTGCTCCCTGATAATTTGACCCGCCGACATTAATAGATTGTTTTTAGCCGTAACCGCCGCATCAACATCAGCGCGCGGATCAATCCATTGCCAACGACGCGGTTGCCATGAAATTTCAGAGTATTTATCTAATCTTTCAGCCTTTAAAGGTCGACCCTTAACAGTAATTTGATTAGCCAATAATGAACGCTTCAGCCACGCTTCAAAAACAGGCTGGCATAACGACTCAATCAGCCACTCCTGCATTTCTTTCCAGTGTTCGCGTTCGTCCAAAGTGCCTTGGCGAATTGATGAAAAATTAACATTTTCAAGGTCATTAGCTAGGTTGTTATACAACACACCAAAGCCCGCCGAAATACCGCGCAACATCGCCTTGTTAAAAGTGGCAAATTCGCCAGCAGGGTATTGTGGGTTCCATTCTTTTAATTCAGCGCCCTCTGGTAAAACCGGAAAACTGCCGGGATCGCCATCCATTTGTAAATTTTCAGCTTCATCGTCGTCAATCTCCGGTCCGTGTCCCTCTTTCCACTGAATGAAACCCATTTTAGCCGCACCAACGCGCGCATTGACGATAGCCGCATCTTCAAAACCGACCAGTTGCTTCATCCTAAAAAGTCCGGTAGACATCCAAGGCAAGCCGCGCTTTTGTCCAACCATCTCAGGCAAATAGCCGTGTATTATTTCTTCGGCTGGTATCCGGTGATAATTTAAGCCAGCGTAGGTGTAATTGTAAAAAGCATCACTCTCTTTATTGATCGTAAAATGATAGCCAGTCGCGCGCCCGTACTGGTTAAACTCAACACCCGCCCGAATAAATGAACCATCACCCAAATCAAAACGATCAAAGTTAGGCTGGCATCGTTGCGGATCTAAAATCTGCAAAGCAAAGCCAAGTTCGCCCGCGTCTTTTCCGTAAATCTTGCGAAACATAAATTCGCCATCAACAACCGCCGACTGAATAGCGACAGATTGCATAGCACGCCAAGATTTTGAGCCGGAAACGTCGCAAGTGTCACGATGCCCCCATTTTGCCCATGCTTGCTCGATCGCTTCATTCGCTAAGTCATCCATCTTGCCATTAGCGTCTTTGGTCTGAGCCTGTAGCACAACGCCTTTCGGTCCGACGATATTTTGGCGCGCCAATCGAACAAAAGCCCGAGCATAATCGTTATTAACCGCTTGCTCTCTGGATCTAGCAACAAGCGTGCGCTGGTGCATCCTAATGAGCCATTCAGCGGTAACGGGCATGGACAACCAGTCGCCATTTAAACGGTCAGTTTTCGTCGCTTCAAACATACGCGCCGCCGTCGTTTTTGCTCCTGTAAATTTTTGACGTTGAGGTTGAGCCAATGGTTCTGCCGTGCCTTTCTTTCTGCTCTTAAATCCCCACATTATCGAAACACCACCCTGACAGAAGTATTAAATAAGTCGCCGCGTTTTGCTTTCAACTCCATACGCACCTGTGTTTTGTATCGATCTCTTAACAGCAATAAATCACTGATAGGTGTCCTTGATAATTCCCGATTGTTGATTGAGTATTTTTCTTGATCTCGAGTAGCGCGCTTTTCCAGTACCGCTTCAATCGCCGCAAGAGTTCTCTGAGCGTGCGTTGAGCCATCGAAACCAGCAGATGCCATTGATAAGTCGGGATCAATAATTATTTCGCCGCTTTCAACTTCAAACAGGTTTGCATCACCGTCCGAAACCCTCGCCGTGTACCAATATTTTCCCGCCGCCCAAGTCGAAGTAATATCTGCGCCAACGCGCAAGCGATGGGTATCGCTCTCAGCCGTAGCAGTTATGTTAATCTCACCAACTCCACGCAAAGCGACGAATAATGTCCACGCGCTGGCAGGATAAGCGGTTAAAACGATGGGGCGGTCAAAGGTTATGCCCGCTGAAACTCTTTGCGGTAAAATGCTCACTAAATACTCACCATTTCGATGCCCAGTTGCCTTTTTTCAAGGATGTAGATCGCTTAATTTTCTTCACAGTCTGTTCAATAGTTGGCAATGATTCCTCTTGCGTGTTTTCCTTTACTGGAGTGGGAGCTGGAATAACCTCAGGTAATGGGCGCCCTAATCTTTCAGCGGCACGTCTAAAAGACGGATTAACAATTTTTAATGCCGCTAACGCATAAACTCGACAATCTAAAGCCTCATTTCGGGGTCTAGTTTGATGCCACTCCCTGACCGGAAAGCCTTTAACATAGCGAGTCATTAATTTTTCAGCGGTTAATTGACTAAACCAATCATTATCACGATCAGATGGCGCATGACAATAACCCGCGCCATGATTCAAAACAGCTAGTCGACGCATTACAGTCAGCTTGGCTTCATCAACTCCAACCAAGAATAAATCAATCTTGCGCGCCGTTTTACCGGATTGTTTTCGGCTCGGCGCGGCAACAATAGGTCGACCCCATCCGCCAACACCTTTAATGCCAAAGATCCGGCGACCCGTTTTGCCTCTTAACCACTCATAAGCGGCTTGGGTATTGCCACCCGTTCCACCGGTGTCTACACATGCCCCCTGAATAGATAATTGCGCGCCACTTTCATGTTGCCAGCTTTGGTTTAAATAATCTTCAAGCTCATCCCACACATCGTGCTGTAGTGGATCTCCCCAAAACACCGCGTAATCAATCGACCAGCTTTCTTCACCATGACCCCAAGCAACAACTTCACACTCCAAACGATCTTGTTGCATATCGACGCCAGCGGTTAGTATTAATCCGCCCGCCGGAACTTGCGCGTTGTAATTTTCTCGCCGACTCATTAAGCTTTCAGGGTCAGCTTGCTCGCCTTTTTCCTCATAAGTTTCAGCTAATGAAACGTTGATAAACGTCTGTAGATCATCGGTGGCTATCTTATCGATGTAACTCTGGGCAATATCTCTTAAGCGCCTGAATGTGCTGTATAGCTCGTTTAAGTGGTAACTCGCGTGACCTTTAAACGGCTTGTCGGCTTTCCATCCGTAACCCTTGCTTTCAGCGCTTCTAATTGAAGCAATCCTTTTGCCGTCATCCCATAAAGATCCGCAATGTGGGCAAACATAGCGCGCGGTTTCGGGAAACTGCTCTTCCCCGACCAGATCCCGACCCGTCCAGATCACTTGTTCCCATAATAAAATTTGTGGCGCCTCACAATCAGGGCAAGCAACGTGGTATCGCCGCTGGTCGCCCGCCTCGAAAGCCTTTTCAATATAGCTCTCGCCTCGGATAGTAGGCGTTGAGATCTCAATAAGCATGCGCTGATCGCCAAAAGTAGCCGCGCGTTGCCACAATAAACCAACCGGATGCCCTTCGTCCGACACCTCATAGCCGTCCACTTCATCACAAATGATTAAAGGTGCGGATCTTCCGCGCATAGTTTTCGGTGAACCTGACCAACTGAACATCAAAAAGCCGCCGATAAATGATTTCATGCGCTGATTATTAACCCCATCACGACCTCTAGGCTTAGCAATTAAGCGCGCCAAGTTTTCGTTAGCCTCAACTAATGGATTGAATTTAGTTTCTAGCCAAGTCTGAATATCACCTTGCGATGGTTGCATCATCATTTGTGAGCGTGGTTCAACCTCGATGCAATAACCCTGCACACACAAAGCCAACATAGTTTTGCCAACCTGAGCCGACCATTGCAAAGTGACGCGCTGGCAGTCCGGATCAACTACCATGTCCATTGGTTCGCGCTGGTAAGGTGCATTTTCGAGCCGTAAGGGTCCGGGGATTGCGTTGCCGATGGGTATCCGCACATTCTTTTCAGCCCACTCGCTGGGCTTAGTTGCGGGCGGTGGCATCAATAGTTTTTGCGCTCGCTTTAACGCATCAGCAACGCCATTAGGGTTAGCATAGCGACCCGTCATAAGCGCTCGATGTCCGTTTCTTCACAACTCACGCCGTGCTGTATTTCGATGATGCACAAGGGGTCTTTTTCATCATTAATTAATTGATGCCAAGCGCCGCAAGGTATAACAAACATGTCGCCAACATTTAAGCCATGAGTAACGCCGTCAATCTTAACAAAGCCCTTGCCCTCGCGAACGAACCACACTTCAGCGCGCTTAAAATGCCGCTGATAACTCAACTGTGAGCCAGCATTAACGACTAACTCCTTTATTTTGCAACCCCGATATTCCTGCAAAACATAATAAAAGCCCCATGATCTATGAGTAACGCCCGTCATAAATCACCATCTAAGTCGGCATCATCTTCATCATCAACAGAAAGCAGATCTGTTTTAGCTAATACCTCTAAAATCTGGTCAATTTCCTCAAGCATTACGCGCTTGTATCGCCGCTCGTCAGTTTCACCAATCAACAACGAAACAGTCCGGCTAGGTAAGTTCCGCATACCCGCCCGAACTTCAGCGAAAGCTTTAGTCGTCATTCGCTCAACCTGAGCAACCGTAGTGACTTGCCCTTGCTCCTTAGCTAAAGTTAACTCAGCCAGATCCGCTTGAAATTTGATGTGCCGTGCTTTTTCCGTGTGGTAATCAATCACACCATCGCGCGCGCCGCCGATTGATCGATCCTTAAGGTATTTAATATAACCCTGAACAGCGCCCGCGAGTTCATAGCGCCCACGATCACTTTTTGGTATCACGCCCGTAGCGGTTAAATGTTGCACTTGACGCTCGCCAATCATTAACAGCTTGGCGATGGTAGCGACCGGAAAAGTAGGCGCCTCACTCATTAGGTTACTATCTCAATGCAAAACTCAGAATTAGCCCTTTTGGTCACTCGGATCATGTTCGGGTACAAGTTTTTTAACTGTCTAATACAGTCCGCTTCCATTGTTTGAGTACGGTAATCTTTGCAACCGCCCTCATCATGCCAATGTGAATTACACCAGTACAAATAGCGCGCCGCGACGATGCCGCCATCCTCTTTGATGCACCTTAAGTTCAATTCATAATCTTCCTTAACAGCGAAGTTTTCATCGAAATAAGTACGCCCATCATTAATAATGCCCATGCAAGATGCGGTAATATATGACTTCCACAAAAAAGGCTTGTACGGATAAACTGAACGAAGCGCACCATCGGTAGAAACTCCCCATATTCGATAGTTAAGATCCTCAGTTAGCGAAAATAACTTTTCAAACTCAGCAAGCCACTGGGTTTCATTCATCTTTTTTTGCTTAGAGTTCCGCTCACCTAATTTGAAATAGCCTTGCGCCTTTACGTCGTCGTCAATCATTACGACGTGCGGATCTTCGGTATTTTTCAAGATCCAATTACGGGTTTTAGTAATCCCTCTCACCTCATTGGGTACGCCAACAACATTTTGCGTGCCAGCTATCCGGTAAGATTCAACCTCAAGCTCAGGCACATAAACCACACAGCTAGGTAAAATCTTCTGAGTCTTAACTAATCCCGCCCGCCCTTTACTTGGAACTGCTATTAGCATAAGCAACCCCCTCAAGCATCGGTAATACATTCGCCGCCAGTACTACGCGCTGAGTACCAACCGCATCAAACGGTGAGCCAGCCCGATAACCACCACGCCGAACCGGAGTTAAATTTAAAGCAATTTTCAATCGCTCCCATTCTTCCGAATCGTTGCACATGATTACTGCGTATTCCCTAGGCGGTTCCATTTGAATAGCTTGTGGTAAATTTTCATCGTCCGAAGTTTCTAAGCCATCATCATCATCAGCAAAAGCCAAAAGCTCGTTTAGTTCTTTTTCAGAAAATCCCATGAGCGACAAGTCAAAGCCCGCTTCCTCGATTTCTTTAACCTCTAAACCGAGCATGCGTTCATCCCATCCCGCATTAAGAGCCAGTTTATTGTCCGCAATAATGTAGGCTTTCTTCTGCGTTTCATTGAGATAGTCGAGTTTAATAGTTGGCACCTCCACTAAACCCAACTTTCTAGCCGCTAGAACACGACCATGCCCTGCAATAATGCTTCCTGTTTCATCAATTAAAACGGGGTTAGTAAATCCAAATTCTTTAATGCTCGCGGCTATTTGCGCGACTTGATCCGCTGAATGAGTCCGAGCATTTCGCGCATAAGGTATTAGCTTTTCAAGATCCACGCTTTCAATCTGTATTTTCTTTATCATTTGCTCATATTTCCTTAGATTTGACGATCCGAACTGGTAGTTTCAGCGCACGCACACACCAAATAACGCGGGATAAATACCCCCGCGACCTATCCACCCCTAGAAAGTACCTTTTATAGGGGGGGGTGTGTACCGTGTCATTCATTTAATTGTTAATTGCTACACCTTGTTGAGTCATGATCGACTTAACAAGCCCACTGTGGCGTTGCTTGCATAGGTGATAGAGTCTTGCTGTATTAATATGATTAGTGAGCAACGTTGATTGCTTACCGTCATCAAGAATAGGTAAGGGTTCGCATGGCTCTTGCAGTAAGGGGCTAACATAGATGCTAGGGTGAGGCTGTACCACTGTTGCTGGCGTTCCATAACTGCACGAAGTCAGCACTAGCACTACACTCAGCCCTGTCAGGGTTCTCATTAACATATTTAATCACCGTCTTAGTAATGGTCTTAAAGTTACGCTCGACTCCATCCCGCGCGCTTATCTCTTTAGCTCCAGCATCGATTGATACCAAAGCATTGCTTCTATCTATCTCCATAGCCCGCTTAACCGCATCAGCCGCCGCCCTGTCTTTATCACTCAATATTTGCTCATACTGAACAGTTAATCTGTTCCGCTCATTCACTACCCCAAAATGATAAACAGCCGCAAGAATGACCCCCACGACTGTTAAAATAAGTAATTGAGGTAAGAACCTCCTTAGTAATTCAATAATCAACTATTCGACTCCGGCAGTTTCTTAGATAGCCAAGCCTCAAGTTGCATAATGACTCGACTGCCCATGTGTCCACTAACTCCAACCATAGCGGCTGTAACCAATGGCGCCATGTCAGCCGCCTCACATAACCAAAATGTTAAAACGCCAGCAAAACCAGCGGTGACTATTTCACCGATTAATTCAGTTATATTGACGAACTTAGCATTGCCCTCGCGAACCTTACGCATAAAGCTAACAAAGCCGCCGACAGTTGATAAGCCAATCACCCACGCATAGGTAATTAATGAATAAGTAGTCGGATCTTTCTCAAGCATGTGGGTAACTTTTATGTGGTAGTTGAAAATGCGGTCCATCTTTGAAAGTGATCCAATCACCGCCCCACTCAATCGAAATATTTAATTCATGAGCCGCTTTTTTCATCGCATCCGATAACTTGTAGTAATACTCCCAATCCCACGATATTTTTCCACCAGCCAGCGCGGCAAGATCCACAGCATGCCCAGTAATATGTCTTGAGTTCATCGTCTGACTTGCGCCCTTAGCGACTAACTGCTTTTGCCGCTCAACCGTTCTAAGCCCCTCGGTAACGGTAAAATCTATCTCAGAAATAGTAATTGCTTTTTTTACGACGCTTACCAGATCCGGATGCACGCCATCGAGTCGAGCAAGTGATGTTTTACCAAGTACGAAAGTCATAATGTTTAAATTCCAAGATTGAACGTAAGTTAATTGTTAAGCTAAACGCCGCGCGCTTCCTCTTGCGTAAATTCCCTAGCGATATTAACGACCAGCCTTTTGCTAACGCTCATTAATTCCGCAATAACTTCTGGTAACTCCCCATCCTTAAGCATTTCAGCGATCGACCTATCCCGAAAGCGTCGGTAAACCTCTCGACAATTAGCGGGTTGCAAGATCTCGCCGCCAAAAAATCGAACCAATTTAATAGCATCATCCCAACCCAAAATATTGACCAATGAATGGTCAGGCTTTAAGGTTTTGGGTACATACATAATCACCCGCTCTGCCGCTCCATTTAATGATCGTGTCGATGGTGGGTAGGTTTTAGGTAACTTACCGATTAAATAAAGCGCTCGATCTCGCCCAATAACATCAGCAATTTCTTGGGCAGATGCGGGTAATTTCATGATTAGCGCCTTATTTAATATTGACCGCTTAAGCGATACCAAGACTTGTTGTCGCTTCCGCTTGACCGTTATAACGACCCTTAGCCGCATAACTAGCAAAATCAGGAACAGCCGCGTGCCTAAAGAAAACCACTTGCCCGCACTTCATCCCTGTTTCAATAGTAAGCAGATGTTTTTGAGTTACGTTTTTAAATTCCAGCGTGAGTTTTGATCCATTCCATCCCGCATCACACCAGCCAGCATTAAGGTGGTCTAAACCATTCCTTGCCATGCTTGATTTGAGTTTATATTCAGCAGAAATATTGTTAGGCAGGTTGAATATTTCCCGACTACTAGCTAGGATAAATTCGTTTGGTTCGATGGTAAAACCATATTCCGACATAACGTAGCGCTTCATAGCGATGCTTTCTTTTTTAGCCAGATTGATAGGGTTATTTAACTTTGGATCTGCCTCGATCATGATGATGTTATCCAAGGTTATGTCGATGCTCGCCGCATTAATGTTCGACATATCCGCTGTTATTATTCCTTTACTCACCAACTCAACTAGCTCGTCATAAGCCAAGATGGATCTGCCGTGCACTTTCTTTTCAAAACAGGCGATTGCCCAGCCGAATATTTTTTTAAATGAGTATACGTTCATCATTTTCCTTTATGGTTTCAAGTACGTTTAAGCGCCTAGTGGCGTTGTAAATTATTTTGTTCAGCTCGCGGATCTCAGTCGTGTTATCTTTTCCGCCGATCCGGTAACACGCTTTGAAGATCTCGCCACGCCAAAAAGGCATGTCTTTATGCTCAATTAAATCAGCCAACGTTTCAGCGCCCACTGGTACGTCGTAGTAATCAGTTCTTCCACCATTGTTTTGCATTAAACCTCCGTTATTCTCACCAAGACCTGCCCGCCCTCAACTTTGAAGCCTCTAATTACTCTAAGGCTGTCAATTTGTTCATCGTCAGCCCATAAGCTCGCTTTTGTTAGCGCGTCAAATGTAGCTTTGATTCGATTATCAATGTCGTACCTCCTAAGCGTTGGCGGGTTTAAAATAAGATCCACCGATAAGCGACCGCAAAAATACGGCAATGATTTATCAGCGCAAATAATCGTATTAACTGACTTAATAAAGTCCTGACCCTCCTTGCTGATATAAATTTGCGCCCGCTTACCAATGACGCGATGCTTCCAATAGTGATTAATTGATGGCGCCCACGGCAAAGCAAACTCAACAATTCTCATTTGCACCTAGCCTTATGTAACTCAATTAATGAGTCGCATTTCTGACAAATAAACTTGCCGCTTTCGGTTATTACCTTTGCTTTTTCTTTTTTAAAATGAAAGCAAGATCTGCAATTAAATAACTTCTCCGGCATGTTCATCACTCTATCGCTAATCATTGCTTAATCACCATCTCCCGTAGGGCTTTTCCTTCTCGTAAATCTTCTCGTAATTCTTCTCGTAAATCTTTACTCATCATCTACCCGCCTTTTCTTTAGTTTCTTTGATTTGCTGGCAGTAAATACATCGAACCGCGTTGACCGCTTCAATGCGTAAATTAGTAATCAAATCGCCGCAATCGATACAGATCCGGTTGCCATCATTATCAAAATCTGGCTGTTCCTTTTGTCGGTTTTGATGGCATTTGATAACCAAGTTCCGCGCCATTTCTTCTTGATGCTCGGCTTGGTCGGCAATGTCGCTCATTTGAAAGCCCGACTTGCCGAACAGATCAACCCGCTGATTGCCAGCACAAAAAGCAACACAACTGAAAAAGTTATAAATAAGCCGCCTATCATGATGCTCAAGCCTCCGGTAATAATTTGTCTGACAAAATTAGCAATCATTAAAAAGGTATATCGTCAAAATAAGGCGCTTCCGGCATTTTGCTGGGTGATGCTTGACGCTGAGGTGCTGGCGCGTTATTGCTTTGGGTAGCACCACCGTCTTGCGGTCTTGAATCCAGCATAACCATAGAGTCAGCAACGATCTCAGTCGTGTATCGCTCAACTCCACTGTTGTCCGTCCATTTCTGAGTTTTGAGTCGCCCCTCGATATAAACCTTGCTGCCTTTCTTCAAATACTGACTAGCAATTTCAGCAGTACGACCAAATAAAGCGACCCTGTGAAATTCAACTTCTTCTTTTTTTTCATTAGTGGTTTTATCAACCCACCGACGATTAGTTGCCACATTTATAGTTGCCGCAAAACCGCCATTATTTAAAGTTCTCAGTTCAATATCTTGGCAAACATTTCCAATAATTTGTGCTTTATTCAACATGCTTTTTTATCTCCTAAATTGAGTGTTTTGTCGCTTTTTTAGCAACTTTTCGCGCTCGTTGTTAGCCGCTTCCTTTATTTTTAAAACAAATTCTTTGCCCTTTTTTAGCTCCAGATTTCTAATATATTCCCGCCCCCAGTTTGGGTTTTTATTGATCGCCTGAGCCAGTCCAATTATTTTTTCCTGCTCCCATATTTCTTCTTGTTTTTTGCAATAATTCCCTTGACGCGATAATTGTGAGTCGGTAAGATTCATTAAGCGTTTGAACAGTTAGCCCTTTTTAAATTGCCCAGCCTGATAATTGTTTCCGCAATCATCGGGCTTTTTATTGCTTATCATTTCTTTAATTATGCTCATAGCGGCACGCTTTACCTCTGGGTCAACCATTGGGCTTGGTAATCGACTAAACGCTTTGTAAGCCGCTCTGTTCTGCTCAGGTAAGCTACTTCCACCCATTCCTGCGGATCTAAATTCAGCGATACTTGGCGCCCATACAAATTCTTTACGGCATTTATCCAGCGCTTTTTTGATTTGATCGCCTGACATACCCGCTAAACCCTCCGCCCACTCACCGCGCGCAATATCAACATCGCTTTCAGAGTGGAACTGAGAAGTCCATTTGTTCAGATAAATCCCGTGCATCTTCTTGAAAATCGAATCGACCCACAGCATAGGCAACTGAGGTTTTAAGGTTCTTGTCGAATATTCCGCTGATGACGGCGCTATTACTTCGCCCTGTGTTTTTATAAACTGACTGATTGGTTTCATTGTTAGCCCTGTTTGAATCTCGTTTAGCCCAAGTTACAACCGCTGATTTCCAACATTTCATTTTTGCTTTGGCTTGACCCACGACCCAGCCATTGCTTTCATAATGTGCAAAGAAAGTTTCAGGATCGATGTTGTAGTTTTTTAAAATGCAGAAGTCGGTTATTTCTTGAAGTGATGGTTTAGAAAAGTTGATGTTATTAACTTTTATTTTTTTAACTTTTTCGATGTTATCTTTAAGTTCTGTATCTGTTCTGTTCTGTTCTGTTCTGTTCTGAGGCGTTACTGGAACGTTACAAACATCAACTACATCAATTTTCTTTCTAGCGCGATGCCTTGCAACCCGCTCTGTACTTGAATCTGAAGCAAATTGGCGCTTATCCCAGTTGAGCAATTTATTTGATGTGTCAATGAATCCCCTATCAATGAACATCGATTTTGTCATCAACCAATCATCAACTGTAATTCGAAGTTGAAACGATACCTCTGAATCATGTAACGTTTCATAACCGTTACTTCTTGAACACATCAACATTAGTAAACGGCGCTGATCCACTTCGCACATCATCTGCACTTTCGGATCATCAAGAACGCACCCGTAAAGGCGAAACCAAGCATTAGCCATAATTGCCGCCCATACTTCCAAAAAATTCAGGATGCAAAAGTTGGCAACTAACGCCTGTCAATTTCTCCACTTTCGGGCAATGCTTGATAGGCACGCCTGTTTTCTTCCAAAGCCGAACCGTTACCCTGTTCAGCCCAAATTCACGCGCTAAAGCAGAAGCACTTGGATAAGTTTCTATAGCGGTTACAGCGGCTTTTATTGCTATTTCCCTATTTTTAGTACTATTATTCATTTCTAGTTTCTCCTCTGATATGTAATATTTTTTATTACAAAAGACATATTATTATTGTCGACCAACTATGTCCAACCTTTTTTTAAAAAAAGGCTTTAAAAATAATTGTATTTTTTTTAAAATTGCACGCTCATTCACTAGTTAAATTTTATTTAGCGACTATATTTATTTCTGACAAATGAAATATATTTTTTTAATACTGAACCTTGTAAAGAAAAAATGATCGAATGAAATGTAAAAAACAAAAGGGCTAACAAAAATGAAAACGCAGTTGCAAATTAATTTAGAAAAATATATGGCAATAAAAGGGCTGAACGCTCCAGCTTTTGCAAAGTTGGCAGGAGTTGAACGGCAGTCTGTTTACTCGTGGCTAAACGGGCAAAATATGCCGATTGATAAACTGTTTGAGATAGCAGAAATTTTAGGCTGTTCAGCGCAAACTTTATTGTTTGGCGCTTCCCCGATCAACTCATCATTATTGGCAGAAGCAATAACAATCACTGAAAAATCACTGAGTAATAGGGTGGTTGATATAGGCAAGAAAGCGGATCTAATCGCCTATATTTATATAGAGTTAGCAGATGGTAATCAACTAGACGACCTAAAACTGCGACGGCTAGTTGATCTAATGAGGTAGTTGATTAAGCCATATCCATATCTATCATCATGTCTTTTGCTCTTAGATGCATATAAGCAAGAACCTCAGAATGTCGCCATCTTAAAGGGGAACGAATGAACGGAAGTGGAAAGCGGCTATCTTTCTTTTTTAAGCGATAAAAAGCGGGTCTGCTTAAATTCAAAGCATCTTGACAATGTTTTGCCGTCACAAAGCGCGGTAATAAATCATTCAAATTAGGTAAGGTTTCGTCGTGTTTTTTTTGGTTCATGATTTTTTATCCTATAGAATTAAGCGGCTACAGTGGCGGCGCCAGAAGCGATGTGCGAGTTAATATCAAAGTCAGTTTTATCGGTCACTGTTCCCTCGATAATTACGCCAGTTTCAGCAGTCTTTTTATAATCAACTGATTCCCCGATTTCGCCTTTGTCATCAAACCTGATGCCATAAGATGCTCGGTCATCACCTAACGGAAGCATCTTAGCGAGTTTTTTAATAGCGGTTTTCTTCGCCATTTCCGCATACCAATCCGCCCAAATATGCTCAGGCTTACCAGCATTTTTTTGGTTCTGTGATTTCATTCGCGACTTTTCAATAATCTTTTTAGAAACAAAATCTGAGTATTCATCCCCTGTGGTTGAATTGCGCGCAACAACAAACACGCCGCGAATATTCTGGTAAACCCAGTTGTTGTTATCTTCCTCCCGCCCATCCAGATCCGGAACGAATGAAACCTTGTTATCCCATCCATCAAATTCAATACTAAATTGATCGGTGGAGTAAACCGGAAACGCTTTCACCAGCCAACCCGCGCGAAATAATAACTGCACAAAGCCACGGTAGCCGATTTGTAACTGTACTGAATCTCTAAACGGCACTAAATAGGCTTGTCCTAAGTTCTTGTCAGGGTTCAGATCCAGTTGAGCAATACCGATCAACGCATTAATAATAGATGCCGCCGAGCAACTAGCTAACGCGGGATCTGTGGCGATATGAAAAGATGCCGCCATAAAATGATCAGCGCGCTCCTTAGTGGATAAAAGTGATTTTACTGAATTACGCGCCGATAAAATTCCCGCGCTGATTTCTTGTTGTCTTAGTTGTATTTGCGTAGCCATTTTTTTCTCTCTCTTTTTAGTAAAATTAATTATCAAATGCCGATGTTTCGTGCATTATTTTCGCCGTACCATTCAGTAAATATTCGCGATAACCCGCCAGCATTTTGTCGATGTCATAATGCGCCGACTCTAACGACTCCGGTTTCAATTCGCGGATCTTGACCATGTGTGGCGCGGATTTCTCAACGAATACAAAAACGAATTTTTTAGCGGGTAAGCCCAGTAAATTAAGCACCCTCAAATACCACGCCGCCGAATAGTGATAGTTATAAGCAGTAATTGACTTCCTGATTCCATACTCGGAAATGTCGTTAGTGGTTTTAATATCAACCACCAACCCGTGTTGCTCGATGTAGTAATCAGGTCGGCATTTAACGATTACGCCATCATCATCAGCAAAGTAGCTAGACTCAGCGACACCATCGCGCAATATACCGCCAGCAATCGAGTTGACGTTTAAAGCCATAGTGGTTGCTGATAGATAATCTTCCGCTTTAATTACCGACTTGCCTTGAGCGTCAGCTTCAAACACCTCCTTTGCGGCTTTTCCCTCCTTAGTTCTTCCATCCATAACAGGCATAACAACAAATTCGTCAGCCGTCTTGTGAGGTTCAAGTATCAATGAATGAACCAGACTGCCGAAACTGAACGTGCTAGAGTCGCCAAACTTGAAAAGATCCTTGCAAGCCAGATGCACTGGGCTTTCTTTGAGTAATTTTAAGTTCGACGATGAAACGCCACCAGCGGCATGGTACTCGCTGTTTGTCATATCCAATTTGCCGTGTAATTTAGTCATCTCCACTCACCCCACCAACTTAAACAGCAAATAAGTAAGAGCCGTTGCGATAACTAACAAACGGTTGTGCTTGCGCGCTTCTGTTCTAGCGTTGTAAAGCACCCATGAGCGGTCAGCAAAATCTTTATTTAGTAAGTTCATTTTATTTTTTCCTTTTAGAAAAAGACCCTGCCATAAGACAGGGTTGAGGCTTCGGAGCAATAATTGTTTATGCGGCTTTATCGTAATAAGCCAGTTCATGCCACTGACTGGGCGATAAGTTCAAGATAGAGCCACCAATCGACTCAAGTTCGGTACTGCGCTCGTATGACTTGCTATGGTTGGCAAGCTCCGTAACCGCGTTAAGCGCGCCCCATCGTGTGTAGTCCTGACCTCTGATTAGATTTTCAAGAACTGATTGGCGCTCACTCTCACGAATACCAAACGCCGACCCCATACGCTCGACAGTCATCATTGGGCTTGTGAGCCTTTCAGAGTCGGCGGCATCACGCATTGAACTGAGTAGATTTTGGAATATTTTAGGGTTCATTGACGCCCTCACGACGTCAGCGATTTTGAGCATGAAAGCCTTGTCGTCAGCGATGATCGTTTCATCTCTAAAGATCTCGAAAGCGTCGCCAATTTCCATCTTGCGACCAACGTGAGTCCGGTTAAATTCGAAGTCAACGCCGGATGGGCAAACCATTCCATTAGTACAAACTAATCGGTAAATTAAAGGCTGAACCAATACACGACCAGAGCCAATTTCAGAGTTCGAAATAGCCACGCCAGACTGAACCACATCGCCCACCTTAACTTCGCCCTGAATTTTAGGAAACAACGCCTTGATGTACATTTTTTTGTCAGTGATCGCGCAAGATTTAATGTCAGTCGCATTTTCAAACAACACGGGCAAAACCGCCTCGGCAATCATCTCATTATCAAGACGACGAAACCGATCCGACAAAAAAGCCCGTGCGCCGCCATCAAGCGTGCGAACCATTCTTTTCTCGTGTGATTTAGTATCAAGCCAATGATTGACATTAGACGCCAACAGATCCGGAGCAGACTCCATCATGCGGCTGTAATAAGTTTGCGGGATCTTAAGGTTTGCACCTATTTGAGTGTGGGTATGCTCACTCACTGAAAAGTTATCAACACCCTCGATTTGCATTTCAATATTACCTTTTTTGCCATCGATTCCATTGTCGGCAACCATTCGAATAGCTGAATTAGCCACCAAATAATCAACTTTAACCTCTTTTTGTCTGGTTATTTCTGTCGCCAGCTTTACTAAATCTATTCCGTTGTTCATGTTAGCCCCTTGTTTTTTAAGTGAAATTTATTTTTATTTAAGTTGAAAAAGAAACATTGTGTATCAACTTGTTTCAAATTGTAAAAAAAAATATCACTAAAGACAAGTTATTTTTTAACTTTGTTTTTATAATGAAATAATGTAAGATTTAATATAACGATATTGAGCCACATCGATATTAATAATAATAAAAAGCGAGGTTATTGATGGATAAACAAATTAAGCAGTTGAAAAAAATAATCAAAGAAAGCGAGGATCAAACGGGGGTTGAGTTCAAGCGAAAAGTAATTGGCATCAATCAACTATTAGTTCCGGTCTTATTACTTAATCTTGCAGGCTTAGTTGTATGTATAAATAGCGACGCAATAAGCAACGCTTTTAATCAACTGTGGCTGTTTTTAATAGGCG